AATCAATCTCAGGCATGGAACGTGATAACGGCGTGGCTACCGTAGCGTTGTCCGCTATCTATGCAATCGCTACAGACCAAGGCTATTACGTCTCCGATGAAGAAATAAGCTAGGGGCCCAATATGACGAAGCAACCCGACTGGGAGGCAATCGAACGCGCCTACCGGGCTGGGCTGCTTTCCATCCGAGAGATCGCATCGACCCAGGGCATCACCCACGGTGCTATCAACAAGCGTGCGAAGCGGGATGGCTGGGAGCGAAACCTCAAGGCGAAGATCCAAGCCAAGGCTGATGCGCTGGTATCCAAGCGCACGGTATCCACTGCGGTATCCAGCAAACAAGCGGATACCGAAAGAGAAATCATCGAGGTAAACGCCGAGGTCATTGCGAACATCCGCATGGCTCATCGTGGCGACATTTCACGCGGACGGCGCCTCACGAACAAACTGCTTGACGAGTTGGAAGGGCTGACGGACAACCGCCACCTGTTCGAAGAGCTGGGCGAGCTGATGCGCTCCGAAGACGACAACGGACAGGACAAGCGAAACGACCTTTATCAGAAGATCATCGATCTGCCGGGTCGCTCCAAGACGATGAAGGAAATGGCCGAGACGCTGAAGACCCTGATCTCTCTGGAGCGCCAAGCCTACGATCTCGACACCAAGACTGGCGGCAGTGACGCCGACGAGCTATCGAAATTGATGGACGATCTATCGAAGGAAGCCTGACATGAAGCCCGAGCACATGAAGCTGCTCCGGGACAAGCGTTGGCGCCTGAACAATCTCTACTTCATCACGGACAAGCAGGGCAAAAAGGTCCGCTTCCGGATGACGGACGAGCAGATCGAATACTTCGACGGGATGCACACGCGCAACATCATCCTGAAGGCTCGGCAGCTCGGCTTCACCACTGAATGCTGCATCATCCAACTGGACGCGGCACTGTTTGAGTCTGCCAAGTGCGCGCTGATCGCTCACACCCTGAACGATGCAAAGCGCCTGTTCCGGGAGAAGGTGAAGTACGCCTACGACAACCTGCCTGCTGAGATCCGCGCTGCCAACCCGGCGAGCAACGACGCCGCGGGCGAACTGGTGTTCAGCAAGGGCGGTTCGCTCTACGTCTCCACGTCCTTCCGGGGCGGCACACTGCGTTACCTGCACGTGTCCGAGTTCGGGAAGATCTGCGCCAAGTTTTCACACAAGGCCCGAGAGATTGTCACCGGTGCATTCGAGGCTGTGGCCACCGACTGCTTTGTCACGATTGAATCAACGGCGGAAGGCCGGGCCGGCTACTTCTTCGATTATTCGCAGAGCGCTGAGCGACAGCAGCTGGCTGGTGTGCCTCTGGGCTTGCTGGACTGGAAGTTTTTCTTCTTCTCTTGGTGGAAGAATAAGGCGTACTGGCTTGATCCCACTGACGTGGTCATCCCGCAACGATTGACCGATTACTTCAATGAGCTGCACGCCAAGCACGGGATCGTCACGAACGACGGGCAGCGCGCCTGGTACGCGGCCAAGGAGAAGACGCTAGGCGACGACATGAAGCGGGAATACCCGTCGATCCCTGTTGAAGCCTTCCAGCAGTCGGTCGAAGGTGCCTATTACGCACAGCAACTGACCAAGCTTTACGCCCAGCAACGCATCGGCGCGATACCGAACAACAGTCACCTGCCGGTGATGACCTTCTGGGACATCGGCGTCGGCGACTCCACGGCCATCTGGTTCGTGCGTCAGGTCGGCGAAGAGTTCCACGTCATCGACTACTACGAGAACAGCGGCGAAGGCCTGCGGCATTACATGAAGGTGCTCAAGGACAAGGGTTACACCTACTCAGAGCACTGGGGGCCGCACGACATCGACAACCGCGAGTTTGGCAGCGATGCCAAAACTCGCCGGGAACTGGCTCGCGAGGGCTACGACATCGACGGCCAGAAGTACTGCATGACATTCCAAGTCGTCCCCAAGCTCGGCATCAACGACGGCATTGAGCAGGCTCGCGAGATCCTGCCCAAATGCGTATTCGATGAATCCAAGTGCGAGAAGGGCATTGCCTGCCTGGAGAACTACCGCAAGGAGTGGGACGACAAGCGCGGTTGCTGGAAAGACAAACCGCTTCACGACTGGACGTCTCACGGCTCAGACGGATTCCGGTATTTCGCTGTCGCCAAGAGCGCAAGGAAGCCGGTCAAATCAATCAAAATGGGATTCGCACGCTAATGGCAGACGTCACCTACACCCGCCCGGAGTACGACGCGGCACAGTCCCGTTGGCGGCTGGTGCGCGACGTGTGCAAGGGCTCCGAAACCGTAAAGGCCCGAGGCGATGTTTATCTGCCGAAGCCCAACGAGCACGACACCAGTCTTGAGAACATCGCCCGTTACAAGGGCTACAAGCAGCGGGCTGTGTTCTACAACGCCACCGGACGAACCAAAAACAGTCTGGTGGGTGCAGTGTTTCGCACCTGGCCAACACTGACTGTTCCTGGTGCACTCGACTATGTGTCGAAGGACATCGACGGGCAGGGCGTGAGCATCTATCAGCAGTCGCAATCGGTCATCGGGCATCTGCTCGAAGTCGGTCGTCACGGACTGCTGGTGGATTACGTCGCCGTCGTAGCCGGCACCGTGAGCAAAGCAGACGAACAGGCTGGTCGGGCCCGGGCGAGCGTTGCCAGTTATCCGGCCGAAGCCATCAGGAACTGGAAAACTCGCAAGGTCGGTGGTCAGCACCTGCTGAGCCTTGTCGTCCTTCGCGAAGAAACGGACATCGATACTGATGACGGCTTCGGTGGCGAAAGGGTTGTCCGATACCGGGTGCTTCGTCTCGATGAGGCCGGCTTTTACACGCAGGAAGTGTGGGAGGAAGGCAGTAGCGAAACGTCCATGGTTGTCGCGCCTTTCACGCCACTCAACGGCCTCGGACTTCCATGGAAGATCATCCCGTTTCAGTTCCTTGGCAGTGAGAACAACGACACCAGCATCGACGACTCTCCGCTGTATGACATGGCCGTGCTCAACATCGGGCATTACTGCAACAGCGCGGACTACGAAGACTCGGTGTGGTTTTCCGGGCAGCCTCAGTTCTGGATTTCTGGCCTCGACGAGGCTTGGCGCGATCACCTGGAAGAGAACGGTATTTACGTTGGCTCCCGCGCACCATTGACGCTGCCGGCCAATGGGTCATGCGGTTTTGCCCAGCCTGAGCCGAACACGCTCGTGAAAGAGGCGATGGACGCCAAGAAAGAAGACATGGTGTCGCTCGGCGCCCGGTTGATCGAGCAGGGGAGTGCGGTGAAAACCGCAACCCAGGCCGACAACGACAGCGCCGCCGAACATAGCGTGCTGTCGCTTGTGGTGAGCAACGTCAGCGAGGCCTACAGCCAGTGTCTGGTCTGGATGGCTGAGTTCGTGAACGCTACGGGTGAAACCCTCTACAAACTCAACCAGGACTTCAGCCAGATCACCCTGGACGCAACGATCCTCACTGGGTTGTTCAACGCGGTTCAGGGCGGCAAGCTGCCGTCGTCTGACTTCTGGCAGTACCTGCGCGATCGCGGGGTTATTGATCCCGAGAAGACCGACGACCAGATCCGCGACGAGCTGGAAACCGAGGCCCCGGCACTCGACCTGGATGATGATGAGGTAATCCCGAATGGCCGCAAACCAAGTGATCCTTGATGCCACGATCAGGCACGCCGTCTTTCTCGAGCAGCTGAAGTCCGGCGAGGTCGCTAAGTTCGGGCCTTTCCTTAAGGAGATTGACCGCTCGATCCGTGAGCGGCTGACTCGGACCGATCTGACGGATTACACCATCATCAGACTGGAGCGGTTGCTGAGTGAAGTGGACAGCCTGCTGCTGGGCATCTTCGAACGCTACAGCGATAAGCTGAACCTCGACCTGGTGGACATTGCCAATTACGAGGCCGAATTCGAAGCGACCAGCCTGACCCGGGCGGCGCCGGTGGGCGTCTCGTTTGATGCCGCGGTGCCAGGTGCTGCTGCAATTCGGACGGCCATCCTCACCAATCCGCTCAGCGTGCGCGGTGCTGACGGCGGCAAGCTGCTCAAGACCTTCATTGATGGCTTCACCGCCACCGAGCGACAACGCCTCACAGGCGCGATCCGGCAGGGTTTCTTCGAAGGCCAGACCAACTTCCAGATCATCAAGAACATTCGCGGTACCAAAGCGCTTCAGTACAACGACGGGATTCTGGCCACGACCAACCGGAACGCCGGCGCCTTGGTGCGGACGGCGGTGCA